GAAAAGCTTGCCCTTAAGGGCATTACTATATCCGTTCCGCCACGTAAAAACATGGATAAATCAGAAAAACTAGACCACAGCTTACTTGGAAAACAAAGAAAAACAGTTGAGACTGTTTTTTCTTCCTTAGAAAAATTAGGTTGTCAAAATTTCAACTCACGTTCTGTTAAAGGGCTAGAGAGTAGATTTGAAAGCATATTACTGGCTTACAGTGTTCTATTAAGTCGAGCACAACGACGTTTTGAAGGAACTTTGAGATATTCTTTAGGATATTAAAATTAACTAGCACCACGGGTATAATAAAAATATTACGAAAGGGGTGAGAGTGCTTGGAAGACAAAATGTATTTAAGACAAAATGTTTTCACAAAAAAAGATATTGAAAATCAAATTAATGGATTTATACAGAAATTAGAAAGTGCAAATTCTTATTTGATAAATAAGGAACTAAATAAAGCTTATGACCAGTGGAAAGAAGTATATGATGAGTTGAAATCGATTCAAAATGAAACAAAATTAGTACGGACGGAGAAAAAGAATACAAATAGTTTCTTTTTTGATGGATATGCTATATTGATGTTGGAAACTGTAGCAAAACAAAATATAAAAGCTTCCAAAAAAGAACTATCTGACAATATTGATAACGCATTAGCCGAATTAAGGTATTACGTTATGCAAATAAAAGATGTTAGGATCACTCTTTGAGTGGTCTTTTTATTTTTGCACAAAGGAGGTAACAACAATGTATAGACCACAATACTTAGAACAGAAGTATGAAGTAATCACCGTTCATAAAGGTAATGGCGAAAAAGTACATGAGTTTAGAAGACCAATAAAGAGCGATACATACAAACGAAAGGAAAGCAATGAAGTTATTCCATTGTATGGCAAAAGAATAGCTAAGCATTAAATAAGATTGCGAAAGGAGACGGAATATGACCGAGGAATTCTATAGATGGCTATTACAGTTGATAAGAGAAGATAGTTTAGTTAAGTTCTATCAGTCTCCTAAATGGCGCAGGCTTAGAGAGAAAGCGATGAAACGAGATCACTATGAATGCCAAGAGTGTAGAAGACTAGGTAAGTATCATAGAGTAGAAAACGTTCATCATATAAAGGAAGTCAAGGATAGACCTGACTTAGCTTTAGATTTAGATAATCTTATTTGTTTATGTGTTGAACATCATAATGAAGTTCATGGCAGATATCTTACAGCATTGGATAAACAAGAGAAGAAGATAGAAAGCTTTGCTAACTTCGATGCAAGTGAAAGGTGGTAAGTGCATGGTCATCAATGACAATGGCAGAGAGTATGACACAGAGAAGATTGAAGAGTATTCATCTTATACTCAGGGATTAATTAAACGTTTGATATACGTTCGCTATGTAGGCATCAGAGATCTGTTATCAGATAACTGCTGTAGCAAATACAAAGTGAATCAAGTAAGAGAAGCGTTGAATAAAGATAATAACGTTGAAAGAATAAAAAATGTTTTTGGATATAGCATTGAAGAGATTAATTACTACATTGACTTCGCTGAAGCTTTCATTCCGATGGTGAGATAACCCCCCCTTAAAATAAATCGCAAATTTTTTGGGGGTGATGAAACGGAGGGGGCTGTCAGGAAAAGAGATTTTTTCGAACTTTATCATGAAAGGAGGGCTAAAATGTTTAAAAACGAATTGTCTCAAAATCGCTACAGAGAAAAATTACGCCGCTCTTTAATAAGCCAATTGGAAAGTCAGAAAACAAATATTGAGCCATTCTTAGATAATGTTGATCGTTATATCAGTTTATGGGAAACGGCGATATCACTGGAAGAAGATATATCCGAGAACGGCATTAGATTGGAGAATGGTAAAAAGAATGAATCAGTAGCGTTGCTTGTTTCTGTCAACAAGCAAATGGGATTGATGTTGGATAAACTTGCCATTACTCCTGAATTGGTAGGTGAAGCAAATGAATCAATTCCTGAGTTATAAGCATATTGAAAATTGGTTCAAAGCTATAGAAGAAGGCACTATCAAGGTATGCAAAGAGCAATTATTGCTAAAAAAGTATCTAGAAGAAAGAGTCTTTACTAGAGAAGATATTTACTTCGATAAGCAAATGGTAGAGGATTCAATCAATATTCCAGCACAATACTTTCCATTTGAATTAATTCCGTGGGAAAAATTTCTACAATGTTTTATTTATGGAGTCCGATGGAAAAAAGATAAAACGTTAGTGTTCAATAGATATCTTTCATTAATGGGACGTGGTAATGGTAAAACTGGTTTTGCTTCTTGGAACAATTTTTTCTTGCTGACTGCAAAACACGGTATTAAAAATTATGATATTGATATCTATGCCAATAATGAAAGCCAAGCAAAGACTAGTTTTGATGATGTATTTAAAGTAATTAAAGATCATCCTGATTTAGATAAAAAAGTATTTAAAGCTACGAAGGAAGTTATTCAAAATATCGCTACAAATAGCAAGCTTCGTTATAACACGGCAAACGCTAGAACAAAAGATGGTAAGCGACCAGGTGCAAACCGCTTTGATGAAATTCACGAAAATGAAGATTATTCAATGATAAATGTGGCTACTTCTGGTGGTGGTAAAATTCGAGATTATAGAGAATTTTATGATACAACTAATGGTCATGTTCGTGGTGGTCCGCTTGATGACATTATAGAAGAATCAAAAATGATTCTTTCTGGAGAACTTGGAATTGACAAGGATGGAGCAGAATTTTCTAGTTTGTTTCCATTTATTTGTCGCTTGGATAACGATAATGAAGTTGATGATCCCGACATGTGGGAAAAAGCTTGTCCAACTATTAATTACAATGCAGATTTAAAACGGAAAATGTTTCAAGAATACTCTCAAATGCAACGTAATGCTGGTTTAAGACTTACGTTCATGACAAAACGAATGAACAGACCTATGGAAGATACACGATTTGCTGTTGCTTCATATGATGATGTTCTGCATACGAAAGAAAAAGAATTTCCTGAAAAAATGGATGAAGTGATAGGAACAGTCGATTTTGCTGATAGACGAGATTTTGCCAGTGTTGGGTTGCTAGGAAAATATGATAAAGATGTGTATTTTACCCAACATACTTTTATCCACGAATCAGCTCTTCGATTACAGAACATAAAACGAGAGGTTATAGATATTTCTATAGATCAAGGAAAATCACAAATCGTTCATGGGAAAAATATAGAAGCTGATTATATTGTAGGTTGGTTTCTTGAAATGAGTAATAAATATTATATTAAAAAAATCGCTATGGATATGTACCGTGCAAAAATATTGAAGCCCGCTTTAGAAGAAGCAGGTTTTACTGTGGAAATTGTTCGAAGCGGATCTGTTACACATGGTATGTTAAAAGATCTGGTTGATGACCTTTTTATTAATCAACGTTTATTTTTTGGTGACGATGCGATTATGCGTTGGTATTGCATGAATGTATATGAAGAGCATATTTCTAATGGAAATATACGCTATGAAAAAATAGAACCTGAAACTAGAAAAACGGATGGCTTTTTTTCATTCCTTCATGGTTTGAATTTTTTAGATGATATTTATGATTCTGCTCCTGTAACAGTCACAAATAGCTCAGTAGAAAATACAGGAACTGGATTTACTCCTCTAGTATTCTAACTTGAAAGGAGGTGAGAAAGTGGGGATTTTTCAAAAGGCGGTAGGATACTTCACAAAAAAAGCAACAGTTCCTTTAGAAGAATATTTTTGTAAATTGCAAGTTGATTTTGTGTATCGAAAATTTGCAATTGAAACTTGTATTGATTTGATTGCAAATGCGATGAGCAAAGCGGAATTCAAGTCATATGAAGATGGAAAAAATAAAAAGAATGATCTTTACTATAGGCTAAATGTAGCTCCTAATAAGAAAAATAATGCAACAGAATTTAGAAAAAAACTGATCAGGAGATTAATATTCTACAATGAAGTATTGATCGTTTCTCCGTCTAATAATTCTAGCGAAATATTTATTGCGGATAGTTGGGATATCACAGAGTATGCATTAAAAGATGATGTGTTTTCTCAAGTGCAAATTAACAACATAGTCCTTGATAGAGAATTTCTAGAAAGTGATGTTATCTATATAAAATACGCAGATCAACAAATTAGGCAACTAGTCGATGCGTATTATCAAGCGTATGGGAAACTCATTTCTAGTGCCATGAATGTTTACAAGCGTTCTAACGCTCGTAGATACGTACTGAAAGGGAATTTATTCCGACCGCAAGACAATACAACACAAGACCAAATCAATAAAATGATGACATCGCAGTTCAAACCATTCATGGAAGCGGACAATGCAGGGGCAGTATTCCAACTACAAGAAGGATTCAATTTAGAAGATTTCAGCGGAAACTTCCAAAGCAATTCAAGAGATATAAAAAACTTAATAGACGACATCTTTGAGATGACAGCAGCAGCGTTTCACGTTCCGAAAAACCTACTAAAGGGAGACATGAGTGGGTTATCGGATCAAGTGGACGCTTTTTTAATGTTCGAAATCATTCCAATTGCTGAACTTATTCAGGATGCGTTTAACGCTAGTCTCTATGAAGCAGAAGAATACTTGTCAGGGAATTTTGTACGTGTTGATACAACTATGATCAAGATTACTAGCTTCAAAGATTTGGTTGACGCTATTGATGTAGGCATTAGAAATGGGGTATTTACAATCAACGAAGGAAGAGAACGCGTTGGAAATGATCGCTCTGATAAGGCGATGGCAGATGAAATATTTATAACTAAAAACAACCAACAAGTATCGAAAGGAGGTGAGGCGAATGACGACAATGAAAACATTTCTAGCGGTAAAGAATGAAGGAACAGTACCGCAAATTTTTATTCAGGGATTTATTGGCTCTAGTTGGTTCTTTGAAGGGAATACTGATAAGGGAATCAAAAATATTTTGGATAGTCTAGGTGATCAAGAAGAAATTGAAGTAGTGATTAATTCAAACGGTGGAGACGTATTTCAAGGGATTGCTATTGGGAACTTACTTAAGTCAAATAAAGCAAAAGTTAACGTTGTGATTAACGGCTTAGCCGCTAGTGCTGCTTCAATTATCGCAATGGCTGGCGATACTATAAAAATTTACAACAATGCACAATTGATGATTCACCGCGCTTCCACATATGGAGAAGGAAATGTCGATGACTTCCGCACGATTGCTGATCAATTGGAATCAATTGATAAATCGGTAAAGGCTTCATATAAAACACGATTCAACGGTACAGATGAAGCATTGCAAGAACTTCTTGAAAAAGAATCGTTTATGGATGCAGAAACAGCTTTGAGTTATGGATTGGTCGATGAAATTATCGATGCAGAAAATAGCGCAGGTACTGAAGCTAAGAAAGAACAAAGCGTTGAAGAAATTTTGAATGACGTTGAAGAAAAAAGAGCAGAAAAAATTGCTGCATTTACAGCAGCATTAAATAAAACATTTGGACAAGGAGATGCAAAATAATGACAGTTAAAAATTTAAAAGGTGTAACAGCTGCAAGCGACCAATTGATGAAAGCTTTTAAAGATGGTAACGAAGAATCTTTTAGCGCAGCTATGGTAAGTTTATCTAAGGAAATTCAGGATAAAATTTTAGAAGAAGCAACAGCAAAAAATCAAGATCAATTAGTATTAATGAACCGTGGTCAGCGTGTACTAACTACACAAGAAACAAAATTCTATAACGAAGTAGTGAATAACGAAGGTTTTGCAGGAGTTGAAGAATTAGTACCAGCTACTGTATTTGAACGCGTATTTGAAGATCTAGAACAATCTCATCCACTATTGCAAAAAATTACTTTTGTTAACACAACTGGTGTAACAGAATGGATTGTGTCACGTGGAGTCAATCCAGCATGGTGGGGTAAACTTTGCGAAGCTGTTAAAAAAGTTTTAGATAATGGCTTTGACGTAATTAACATGAAGCAGTTCAAGCTATCAGGTTATATTCCTGTATGTAAGGCAATGCTTGACTTAGGTCCAGTATGGTTAGATCGTTATGTCCGTACTGTTTTAGTAGAATCATTGAGAATTGCATTAGAACAAGCAATCGTTGATGGTACTGGTAAAGATATGCCAGTCGGAATGATGCGTGATATGAGCAAACAAACTAGCGGAGAATATGCTGAAAAAACAGCAGAACCTATTACAGCTTTAGATGCTGCAACTATGGGCGGTTTGATGGCACGACTATCAAAATTCAATATCGAAGGCGTAGATGATCCGATTTATCGTAATGTAAATCCTTCTGATGTGGTCCTAATTGTGAATCCAACAGATTACTGGTCTAAAGTTTTCCCAGCTAAAACCGTACTAACTGCTAATGGAGAATATGTACAAGTATTGCCAGTACCAGTTTCAGACTTGCAGTCAACAGCTGTGCCAGAAGGAAAAGCAGTTATTGGGGTAGCTTCAGATTACTTCATGGGTGTAGGATCTACGCTAAAAATTGAAGCTTCAGATGAATACCATTTTGTTGAAGACGAACGCATTTATCTAGCTAAACAATATGCAAACGGACAACCTAAACGTAATGATAGTTTCATTGTATTAGATATTAGCGCTTTGGGAACTACTACTACAACTACAAAACCAACAACCACAACAACTACAACACAAGCGTAGGTGATCAGAATGAAGTATATTCTTTGTCAGCCGGCAATCAATCGGTTTAAATGGGAGCTTGAAGTTTGTTTAACTAATCTGAAGAAACTAGGAATCAAAGATATCGTATTGCTTTTCAGCAGACACGATGATCAGATTCCTATTTTTTTTGAGAAGGAATATGGCGTTGAAGTTCATGTGTACGATGATCTGCGGGACGACAAAGAGTATATTCCTTCGATTAAACCATATTTATGGTGGAAATATTTAGAAGAAGATCATTCGCGTGAGGACGACCGATATTTCTATATCGATTCGGATGTCATTTTCAATAAAAGAATTAATTTGCGCAAATTGCCTTCTAAAGATGATGTTTGGTATTGTAGCGACTGCTGTAGTTATCTAAGTCTTGATTATATTAGAAGCTGTGAAAACGGAGAAAATATTCTAAAAGATATGGCAAATATTGTAAATGTTAGAGTAGAATCTTTGGAAACTATAAACACTAATTCAGGAGGCGCACAGTGGGTTATTAACCGTCCTAAAGCGAATTATTGGAAAAAGGTTTATCTGGATTCTAATCGGCTATATCGCTACCTTAGAGGGCAAAAAACAAATGTACAGATTTGGACAGCCGAGATGTGGGCACAGCTTTGGAACATGATGTATTTCAATATTGGTCCTAAAGTTCACGAGGAATTAAACTTTTGTTTTGCTACTGATCCAATAGAAAAATTTAAAGAAGTAAAAATCTTGCATAACGCTGGAGCAACAACAAATGATGAAGATTTATTTTTCAAAGGGAGATACGTTACTTCCACGCCTTTTGATGAAGATTTATCATTTGTAAACAAGAAAAAATGCTCTTACGCATATGTTAAAGCAATTAAGGCGGTGGTTAGATGACGCCTGAACAAGTGACTGAAGAATTGCTAATAGCTGTGAAGGATAATATTTACGTTACCTGGAACGAAGAAGATGAGTCAATTAAAAAGATGATAGCTAAAAATGCTGTTTATCTTCAAAGTAAAGTGAGTACAACACTTTCTTTTTCTCCTGAAAGCTTAGAATACGGATTGCTAATCGAAAGATGTAGATACGACTGGAATCGTGCTTTAGATGAGTTTGAACAAAATTTCGCTAGTGAGTTATTAGGTTTCATTCAACATTATGCGCTACAAGAATATATTGCAGGTGATGGGAATGGCGAATAATCGTAGACTCGAAGAAACATTCAACGATGGTTGGTTAAAGATTTTGACGCAAACTACCAAAAGAAATGAACTAGGAAAAAAGATTGGTGTAGAAGATACAGAAATCACTTCTTTAAAATTTAGAAATCTTTCCATGAGAGATAGTGATATAACAGCTATGGATGCGATGGGATCGAAATTAACTAAGAAAGTAAAGACTCCATTTCATCCGATCGCCAAGAAATTTAATAAAGATCAATATTTTATCGTAATCGATAGTATGCGTTACAACGTTATCTATGCCGATTACGATAATTTTTATATCTATTTTTATCTTGAAAGTGTGGGTGAATATGGTTATTGATAATTCTAAAGAAAAAGAACGTTTAAATAAGCAAATTTCTGCTATCAAAACTTCCTTAGAAGAACATTTTAAGCTCAAACTCTTTCAAGACTCTGTTGGCGAGGATGAGCTACCTGATGATTTTAATTACTTCATTCTCGAAACAGGAGAAATAGAAATGATCACTGAACCAAAATATAGCGTGGGTCAAAATCTATATCTAACTTTCTATTCAGAAAATAGAGAAGATTTAACAGGAGATTCACTAGATATTATTTCATTGATTCAAAATCGTTCGATTCGTTTTCAGAGAATGGATCCCAACCATTTAAAACTAGAAAATCAAGATCGCTATATCGATCAATTGGTATTTACGTTTAGACGATTATTGAAGAGTGATTGTCATGGCTAAAAATAGTTGGGAGCTAAAAATAAATGGGCATGATGAACTTCTTGTGCGGATGGAACGCTATTCAAGCGAGAGTGAACGACTGATCAATGAAGCATTGAAATCGAAGGGTTCGGCTATTGCAGTGGATAGGATTACAGAAAAAATTCCTGTTTCTGAAGCAGATTTAAGAAGAGGACACCAACACGCAAAAAATAGTCGTCCACTTAAGACTCAATATATTAATTTGGGTTTCATCATTAGACCTACAAGAAAATTTGAGTATTTAAAATATCCTGATTTGGGGATAGGTACTTCTAAAAGAAATCAGCCAGACGAATTCATGAGAAGAGGATTAGGTCTTGCACTTGATCCAATTACAGAACTTCTGATTCGTCAATTCGATAAATTAAATAAATAGGAGGAACAACAATGGCTAAAACAACAACTGTAGTAACAACGTTCGATAACGTGAGTATCAAACGAATTGCTTTTAATTTTAAGAATGCAGAAAATGCAATCGCAACAGATTGTAACGGACAATTAGATGGCGAAACAGAAATGCAAACGGTGGTTAAAAAATGTGGAGCGACAGAAGTAAAATCAAAATCTAAACCAATCAATATGACGGTAACAATTACTGCACATGTACCGATGGAAGTTTATCGACGTTTCAATGGGTTGAAACAAGATGAACGTATTAAACCAGGCATTTACTCTTACGGTCCTGATTCCGTAGGCGAAGATTTCTCACTTGCTGCAGAGATCGTGGATGACTTCGAAGAAAATAGCAAGTTAGTTGGTATGTTAGCATGCACTTCGAATACAGGATTAACATTCTCTATTGAAAATGGTGCGGATGAAGTAGCTGCTTTAGAACTAGAAACAAAAGTTATGCAAGATGAATTTGGTAAATTCTATCATGAAGCAATTGTTGCAGAACTTGAAGAAGACTTAACAGATCAATGGATGACGAATCTATCTGCTGATGTGATTAAAAAGAGTTCAACAACCACTACTACAACGACTCAAGCTTAAACATAAAACGGAGGTAGCAAAATGAACGAAGATTACTCAAAAATTGAACTAAACGATGGAACAATTTTGAATTTAGAACCTAAACTGAATATCAAGAAATTATTGATGATCAATAGAGATTTTAACACAGACGAGTTTGCAAAAATGACTGTGGGAAAAGGATCCATGGATATTTCTGTTATTCAAGGTGCAAAGGCTGTGTATATTGCTTACCGCCAAGCGAACATGACTGATTATATTTCATTCGATGAATTTATCGATAAATGGGATTTTGATATGGCTACTGCCAGCTATATTTATCAATTGATGATGTTCAAACAAGCACGAGATGCCTATCAAAAAGAATTCGAAAAAGCAAATAAGGAAAAAAAGCTTCAAAAGTAAAAATGCCAAAGCTCTTAGTTGAAACGTGGGTCGATGTCTATTCGATGTTGACCGACGTTTTTTCTATGCCTTCAGATTTGGTTTTAAGCGATATCTGTTTAGATGACATTTTGCAAATGGCTTACAACAAGAGTGCTTATGAAGGATGGAAAAACTATGCAATAAACCAATCCCATAAAAACTAAAGAAAGAAGGTAAAAAATGGCTAAAAAGAGAACAGAAGCAGAAGTAACTTTCATAGCTAACGATGACGGATTGAAATCTACGTTAAAAGAAATCAGTGCTGAATTAACTAAAAATAGAGCAGAATTAAAACTAGAACAAGCTCAATTGCAACAGACTGGTTCTGAATCAGACAAGTTAGGAAGTAAATTATCTTCTTTAGAAAAGCAGTATGAATTACAAAGTCAAAAAGTTGAAGTAACTAGTCAACGTTTAGCCAATGCCAAAAAATATTATGGAGAAAATTCCACCGAAGTTCAGAAACTTGAGAGAGAACTGATTAACCAACAAACAGCGCAACAACGTTTGTCAAACGAAATTGATAAAACGAGTAATGCACTAGCTCAAGCAAAAGGCGAAATACAGACGTACGAGTCTACAATGCAACAGTTGTATAGTGAACAAAAAAATGTTCAAGCTAGTGCTTCTCTGATTGAATCCGAATACAAAAAATGGCAAGCAACTGCTGATCAATCAGCTTCTGAATCCGAGAAATTAGCGAAAGCCCAAGAATATGTTTCTCAACAATCTGAAAATGCAGAGAAAACGATAGATATCCTGAGACGACAGTTAGAAGCTACACAGTCTGAGTTTGGCGCTACATCCACAGAAGCAATGCAGATGGAGGCGAAGCTTAATGATGCTGAACGTGAATTTGAAGAGTTAGGACAAGCTGCTAAAAATGTAGATACAACTAACTTGGACGATATCGGAAGCAAAATAGATATGAATAATCTAATGGAAGCTTCTGACGTTTTAAGCGACATTGGCGATAAGCTTACAGAATTAGGGAAACAAGCAGTGGACTCTGCTAATAGTGTAGGTAGTTCCCAGAGTAAAATACAAGCTAATTTTGGTTTGACTAAACAAGAGGCTGAAGAATTAACGAATGTAGCCAGAGACATTTATTATAAAGGTTTTGGAGAATCGTTGGATCAGTCCACAGATGCATTGATTTTGGTAAAGCGTAATTTAGGCGATTTAAATAATCAAGATTTACAAAATATCACGGAACAAGCTATGGTCCTAGAAAACACCATGGGCGCTGATATGGATGAAACGTTACGTGGTGTAAATGGCTTAATGGTCAATTTCGGCTTGAGCGCTCAAGATGCAATGGATTTAATGGTTTCGGGTACTCAAAACGGTTTAGATAAAACGCACGAATTAGGCGACAATATGGCAGAATATAGCCAATTATGGAGTCAAATGGGATATTCAGCTGATGAAACGTTCGGAATGCTTCAAAATGGTTTAGATGCGGGTGCTTATAACCTTGATAAAGTCAATGACTTAGTTAAGGAAATGGGAATATCGTTAACAGATGGTCGATTTGAGCAAAACATGGATATGTTTAGTGAAAGTACTAGAAAAGCTTTTGAAGAGTGGAAAAATGGCGGAGGAACACAAAAAGACGTTATTAATTCCATGATTCAAGATTTTAGCAATATGGATGGTCAATACGACCAATTAAATAAAGCTTCGACAATTTGGTCTTCGCTTGGCGAAGATAATGCGATGAAAGTTGTCCAATCTTTAACTGATGTTAACCATACATTTGATGATGTTAGTGGATCTGCACAAAAAATGAATGAAGATTCTACTACTCCGTTGCAAGAGTTGAACGGGAAAATAGCTGAATTAAAGGATTCATTAGCTCCTATAGGCAACACAATCATAGATGCACTCGAACCAGTAATTGATTTTCTAGGAAAGATGGCTGATGCGTTTAATAATCTTCCACAACCAGTACAGGATTATGCCGTAGCAATTGGCGGATTGACTGCTGCATTTACTTTATTAATGCCGATAATAGTTGGCTTCATGGCTCTAGGTGGTCCTACTACATTAATAATAGGAGCAGTTATTACTGCTATTGCTGGAGTTATAGCAATTATAAAAAACTGGGGTGCAATTACTGACTGGTTTAAGGGAATATGGAGTAAATTCACTGATTGGTTGGGTGGTACTTGGGAAAGTATAAAAGAAGGTGCCTCATCAGTTTGGGATGGAGTCAAAGAAACCTGGTCTGGATTTGTAGATTGGGTTCAAGAAATTTGGCAAGGAGTTTCTGATTGGTTTGGAGAGTTATGGAGCGGATTAGTTGAAGGAGCTTCCAACATCTGGCAAGGAGTCCAAGAGATTTGGCAAGCATTCGTTGATTGGGTTTCAAATATTTGGAACGGAGTCAAAGAAGTATGGTCGATTATTTGGGCAGACATTGTAGGAATTGTTCAAATACCATGGACATTAATAACGTCATTGATTCAAGCTGGTATTAATATTATCGTGGGTATTTTTGATGTAGCTGGACAGTTATTAGGCACAGCTTGGCAAGCTGTTTGGACACCTATTTCTGATTTCCTTAAAAATATTTGGGATACTATGACACAATGGATAAGCATCGCTTGGAACGGAATTGTAACTACATTCCATACTATATTTGATCCAGTAGTGGCATGGTGGAATGGTATATGGACATCTATTAGTACTACGGCTTCAAATATTTGGAATTCAATTAGTGCAACAGCTTCTAGTATTTGGAACAGTATCAAGAATACAATCACTAGCTTGGTACAAGCAGCTGCTACAGTAATTCAAAATATTTGGTCAACTGTATCTAGTTGGTTAGGTGGAATTTGGAATTCAATCAGCTCTACAGCATCAAATATCTGGAATAGTGTGACTAGTAGTATAAGCAATGCTATAAACGCAGCTAAAAGTGCCATTCAAAGTGTTTGGAATAGTATATCTTCGTGGATCAGCGGAATTTGGAACGGTATCAAAAACACTGCTTTGAATCTTTGGAATGGAATTACAAGCACTATTAGCTCTAAAGTAAACGATGGAAAAAATGCAATTTCAAGCGGTTGGTCCAATCTAACAGGTATTGTTTCCGACATATTCAATAATGTTAAAAGTACAATTGCTAACATTTGGGAAGGTATCAAAAAGACTGTTAGCGCTCCGATTGATTGGATTAGAGATAAAATCAGTGGCATCTTTGATAATCTGAATATTTCGATACCACATATTCCGTTACCACATTTTAAATTGAGTGGGGAATTCAATCCATTGAAGGGAAAAATCCCAACGTTGGGTGTTGATTGGTATGCGAAAGGTAGTGTGTTTAATTCTCCGAATATTATCGGTGTCGGTGAAGCAGGACCTGAAGCAGTTTTACCTTTGAAAAGATCTGTACTGCAAGAAATTGGTGATCGTATCTTGAGTAGCACATCAGTTTCATCTAGGGCACAAACGATTCAAACTGTGAACAACTACGAATTCAATTTCACAATTGATGGTAACGCAGATGAAGTTACTATGAAGCAAACAACTCAACAAATCATTGATAGCATTACAAAAGTTCAAAATGATAATGCTTCAGCATGGCGTTAAACAGGAGAGTATTTCTCCTGTTTTTTTAGTATTAAAAAGGATGTGAAAAAATGACTGATTGTATACATTCTATAATCGATGGATTTCCTGATTATTTGCATAAATTGGCTTTAGCTGAAAGACCAACCATACCTTCTCCAAAAAGGCAGAGAGTTGAAACTTCTGTTTTAGGAAGGTTAGGTGGCTTAGTACAAGATTACTCGTTTGAAGACATGTCGTTTACATTGCACTATAACTATTTAGAGGATGTGGAAGACCATCAAGCGTTCAAGCAATCGTTTTATATCATGCGTCATTGGTTAAATTATGCAAAGAAATTAGAATTCTCTGATGATCCCAACGTCTATTATGTTATCCAGACTATCGATATTGGGGATGCAGAAAACGATATCGTTGAATGGGGAGAGTTCGATGTGAATATCACTGCGAAACCATTCGCAAGAGTTCAAGAAGACGTACCAATAACCGTAGATAAACCACAGTTATTTAACTTGCTGAATAATAGTTTAGAAGAAAGTTTTCCAAAGATTATCATCACTCCTTCAGCTACTTCATGCCAGTTCATCTTAAATGATTATGTGTTTAGTTTTGAAGGCTTAGTAGTAGGAACTGACGTAGTCATTGATAGTGATTTGATGCTTTGCTACGAAGAGCAATCGGACGGAGATATTTTAGATCGGTCCAACAAAATGAAGACCATGCAATATCCGACATTGCAAGTGGATATTAATTATTTTAATTGTACTGGTTTGAGCAAAATACAAATTTATCGTAATGGGTTAAGGTAGGTGAAATAGATGATCGATAATTTAATAACTATTTACGATAAAAACGACGCGAATAATTTAGCTGAACATTTATATGATACGCAAGGTTTAGGCGCTTTGTCAGACTGGTTAACAGCTACTGTTAGCAATAAGTTAAACGGAGCCGAGATATTTCAGGGTACTTATCCAATAAGCGGAACTAATGCAGATTTGATTGTAGAAGGACGTATTATTCAGTGTTATGTAGATGAAAATCGAGCAAAACAGCGTCTACGGATTTATTATGCAAAGACTTCTGTAATAGGCAATACGATAGAAGTAAAAGCTGAACCTATTTTCAATGATATAAGAAAATCGGTGTTGAATAAATATGACAGCGGAACAGAAAAGATCACTGCTGCTCAGGCATGGCAAAACGCAAAAACTTTAGCGAAACCAGCTATCCCTTCGCAGTTTTCTTTCTCGTCATTAGTAGATACGCTTGCTAATGTGAAGATAGAAAAAGCGAATTTTTTAGAATTCTTTGGTGGAAAAGAGGGATCTATTCTAGATCGATTTCATGGTGAATTTCTAAAAGATAATAACACATTACGTCATGAAAAAAGTCTAGGTACGGATCATAAAATCAAAGCGATTTATACTAAAAACTTAACTGGTCTTGACTTAGAGATAGATGCTCAAAGTATTTTAGTTGGAGTTTATCCATTCATTAGCAGTTCTTCAGAAGGAGAAGACGAGATCACTCTACCAGAAGAAGTGATTTTCACGGATTATGTGGATGATTATCCTGCTGGATATGTTTCTTTTGTTGATTTTAAAGACAAAGCGACTGATGTAGCCACATTAAGGGAAGCTGCTAAAGACTGGTTGAAAACAAACATAGATAAACAAAAACCACAAGTGAGTGGTTCGATTGAATTAGTACCATTGAGACATCAAAGAGGTTATGAAAAATTTGTTGATCTGGAGAAAGTTTCGATGGGTGACGGAGTAGATGTGTATCATCCACAGTTAAAAGTGAATATGTCAGCAAGAATTGTGGAATATACATTTAATGTTTTAACTAACTCATACGATAAATTAGTTGTAGGAAACGTCAAAACAAACTTCTTAGAAAATACAGAGAATAATGTCAGCAATTTGATTAATGACGCCATTGATCAATTGAAAAATGGTGGCGGAATCAGTGATTTAATCAATGATATTGTAGATCATCAAACTGATATAATTACTGGCCAAGATGGTGGGTATGTTTTATTAGATCCTAAAGAAGCACCTAGTCGTATTTTGATTATGGACACGCCAGATAAGAATACTGCACGGAACGTTTTGCAAATCAACAACGCTGGTATTGGTTTCTCTAAAACTGGTATTAATGGAACGTATGACACCGCATGGACGTTAGATGGCGGATTCAATGCCTCGTTTATTACAGCTGGTGAGATAGTAGGGATTACTATTAGAGGTACTACATTAATTAGTGATGGCACTGATTATAGAACAAGTATTGCTAATGGCAAAATGACTTGGTATTCAAAAAAAGTTAACAAAGATATTATGGAACTAGAAGCACGTGATTATGTAAGTGCTGATGCCGGTATTGTATCATACACCATGAAAACTGGTGGTGGTTTCATGATTAGAAATCCACAGGGAAATTTGGTTTTTAGTACGTGGGATAATGGTAATAACAAACCGTTTTTATCTTTTGGTGCGCCCAATTTCAGATATAGCAATGCTAGTTATATAACTGATGGCGATGGTAGTTCTTTAAGCATTAATGGTAGTGCGGGTAGTTCATGGGAGTTTAAAGTAGCTGGTAGGACTATGAAATTTACTAGTGACGGTATGCTAACTTTGCCAGGTTGTTTTTTTGGTTCATGGGAAGATGGGAAAATTGCTAGGTTTGAACAATCAACGGTGCAAGTATATAAAGATTTTACTGTTAGAGGTACTAAAAACTCAACCGTACCGACAGAACATTATGGACAACGACTATTGAACGCTTATGAAACTCCAGAATATTATTTCGCTGATTATGGGGAAGCCGTTACAGGTGATGATGGTAAAGTTCGTGTTGATATTGACCCCATGTTTGCTGAGACAGTAAATCTAAGTCGGTATATGACACATGTGACACCTACAGAGCTAGTTTTGTGCGCAGTTACTCACGAAGATATTGACCATTTCATCATTGAAACTAGTAAGCCAAACGTATTAGTTAGATGGAATTTAGTGGCACACCGTCTAGGGTATGAAGATATTAGATTAAAAGAGGATACAGCATATGATAGCACAGTGCTTGACCAAAAACGTTTTTAAAACGAAGACAAGGAGGTATATAAATGGCTAGCAGTTTATATAATTTGGCTTTAGACTTCAGCAAAGAATTAAACTACACCAAAGCTATTATGGCTCGTCAAGGTGATAAAGGGATTACGGTGACTGTTAAACCGTTTCTAAATGGCTTGCAGATGGATACGAGTGGCGGAACATTTACTTTAAAAGGAACAACACCATCTAACCGTTATGTAGATAGTGTTGCAACTAATGTAACTAGTGAAGAAGTCACGTTTTCTCTTGACGGCACATTTATGAGTGAAGCAGGATATTATAAACACTGCTATGTAGAATATAGAAAAGACAATCAAATTTTAACAACGCAAGATATCATTTTTTTCTCACTAGGAGTGTCTGACATTTCGCAAGGCCAAGCCGATGAATATGTTTCGCAATTAGAAGAATTGATTCGAAAGTATAACGAAACTTTTGATGCTTTTATGGCTGAAATTAAAGGTAGAGTGGATAGCTTAAATAAACAGATTACTGATTTAACTGGTCAAGCTAAAACGCTACAAGACAAGTTAGATGCTCTGAAAGAAGAAATTTCTAAATTAGGTAACTTGCAAGTGATGTACAGTAACAGCATCGACTTCGGGGGCCATGATTATTCGGGAAGACCTAACTTATTCCTAAATTTAGATTTTTCAAAACTAAGTAAAAATGCTTCAGCGATTACAGAACCTCCTGCTTATGTCAAAGACGGCGGTTCGCATTTTGTACTTGACTTTAGCGATCCGTCAGCAAACGGCGTAGATAGAAGCGTATATATTCCAGCTGTAGGACGGTTAGAAAAAGGCGCTACTTATATCGCAACTGTGCCTATAATGATTAGTGATGATTTCTCCACAGATTACGGCGCTTCGCCTATCTATCCGTATTGTGTATCAGCTAATAACGTTGTGACACGTGTCACTTCTCTATATCCAGATAATAGTTGCAGGGGAAAATGGGGGTTCATTAAAAAGACATTTACTGTACCTGCAAACGTGTCAGACGGAGAATTTACTTATTTTCAGGTTTACTCGACTAAAGGACAAGTCGGTAAACTTTACATTGGTTATGATATTAAGATTGAGAAAGTAACGTCAACAAGTGATACGGCAACTCCGTACCAGCCCAACCTACTCGTTGAGCCGTACTATTTGAGCAAGACGGCATTGGGTAAGAATATACGAAGAACAGACGTAGGAAATTCTTTGCCACGTACTACTACAGAATATCAATGTTATGTAGGTAATATAGAAGGCTACTATGAAGCAAACCAAGACTATGTAATCACAATGAAAGCCACTAAACCAGCCACACAGACTTTTGGATTGTATTTGCTAGCTGGGTCTCAACACGCTGGTAACCTAATGCCTGTTGAAGGGTTAACAGATACTTGGCAACTAAATTTTAGACCAACAAAAGAAATGATAGACGCTGGTGTTAGAAATCAAATAAATATATTTCAAGTGCCCCAATCAACAAAAGGTGAAGTCAAAATAGAATGGATAAAACTAGAAAAAGGTGACACCCGAACCCCGAATATTGAGCAATATAAATACCGAGGAATCGGTATGCGAGACTCAAACAACCCAAAAGATTATGTATGGGATCTAGCACCAGAATATGTCGAAGCTGAAGTAACTAAAAAAGTAGCTCAAGTTAATTCACAGTTGAAAGAGCATGTTAATGATACGAACAATCCGCATGAGGTTACTAAAAATCAAGTAGGCTTGGGTAATGTTGATAATTTTAGCACTGCGACTCAAACAGAAGCAGAAAAGGGCGAAGCATCAAATAAATTTATGACGCCACAAAGAACAACTCAAATGATTACAAAACGGATTGCTACAGATGCAGAAGTAGTAGCAGGAACAGATTTAAATAAGTTAGTTACACCAAAATCATTGGATATTTATTACAGAGACAGAACGCAAGTTGCGGTAGCTAGCTATGGTACTGAGGACATTGCTTTGACAGCCAAAGAGGAGCTTAGTGAAGCAAGTTGGAGATACAGACGCATCGGAGATATTGTAGAGTTTTATGGTAGATTTAAATTAAAAGAAGCTACAGATATTGTTAATGTTCATGAGCTTCCTACAGGATTTAGATTAAGTACTGATTTTGATGATACTTCTTGGAATGTACCTTTAAATATACAAAAAGCAGCTAATCCAACATCGTATGTAGCAGGTGCGTTTGTTGAACGTCAAGGAACGAACTTACTAAGAGTTGGTGGAAATTCATCAGGAAACCATTATGTGTCGGGGTGGTGGTATACCGATGACCCTTTCCCGACTGGCTGATGGTTGAAAATTTACGACTGTCAGCCCATAGAGGTGCACATAATTTTGCTCCAGAGAATACTATAGAGGCGTATAAAATAGCAATTGATTTAAAATATGGAGCAATTGAGTTAGATCCACGAGCGAGTTCTGACGGCGAATTATTTATTATGCATGATGATACTGTCGATAGAACGACAAATGGAAATGGATATATTGCTAATATGGATTCGGAACAAATTCGTCAATTGGAAATTGACACTTCAAATTATCCAGAATATAAAAACAAGATATTAAGGGTACCTACATTTGAAGAGTCTGTAAAAATAATTTCCACAGGAAATATAATACTGAATGTGGATGGATCAAAGATAGACTTTTCAAATACAGCAATTACCAAGAAAATGATTAATATTCTTAAAAAATATGAAATTTACCAAAATACATTTTTTGTTATTTCGAATACGTCTCAAAGATATGCGTTTAATCAAAGTTATCCAGACGCTACTTTATCTTGGTTATTAACGGATTCTAGCATGATTGATAATGCCATAACGGAAGTGAAAAGTTACCAGAAAGCACTCCTCTCTATTCCTTTAAATATAGTTACAGATGATATTTTAGAAAAACTGAGAAATACAAATATTTATTATCAAATATATAACGTGAACACTAAAACAGATTTAAATCACCTTCTTATAAAGAAAACACCTATGATAGAAACCGATATATTATTACCTTAGTCTTTTTTATTTGATATACTTGTTTTTGAGGTGATTCCGAAAGTGAAAAAAATATCAAAGATATTAATTATATTTTCCATTGTTTTAACTGGATGCGTTTACTCATCCAGTAGTTTGTTGAACCATAAAGAAACTTATCTAGTAGCCCATAGAGGCGCACATATAGTTGCTCCAGAGAATACAGTCGAAGCCATGAGAGAAGCCAAGTCACTTGGCTATAATGCAGTAGAAGTTGATGTAAGAACTAGTAAAGATGGAGTGAATTTCTTGATGCATGATGACACTCTTGACAGGACAACGAACGGAGAAGGACAACCAGAAAGGCTTACAATCAAACAACTTAAAGAATTATCGGTAGATACTTCAAATTATCCAAAATATAAAGACAGAAAAATTAATATACCAACTTTTGACGAAGCAATTAAAGAAATAAGTAAAGACAAATTAATTGTTAATGTGGATGGATCAAAGGGAGATTGGAATAACGATAAATTTGTTGGATCAATTGTAAATACTTTAAAAAAATATAATGTATATAATCGTTCTTTTTTCGTTCTTACAAATAAAAAAATTAGAGATAAGGTAGTAAAGAATCATCCTGATTGTACGGTTTCATGGTTATATGATTCAAAAAATAGCATTGATGATGATATACAGCAAGTTAAGCAATATAATAAAGCTTTGCTATCAGTATCGAATGACTTAGCAACAAGTCAAGTAATTGAAAAATTAAATAAATCTGGAATTATGTACCAGATTTATGGCGTTAATGAGGTTGAAAGATTCAAAAAGTTAAAATCATTAGAGGTACCTATAGTAGAGACAGATACAATTAATCCGAATGAAATATAGAATAAATTAGAATAGAAGCGTACTCAAACGAGTGCGCTTTTTATTTTGCAATGAAAGGAGGCTAGTTGGTTGAAAGACGAAGCAATACAAGACGTGGTAGAACGCTTAGTGCGTATTGAAACGAAACTGGATAATTACGAATCATTACGCGAAAAAGCGGAAAGTGCAAAAGATAGAGCGGATCAGGCATACTCTATTGCGCTTAATAATGCGGAAGATATCAAAGAAATGAAAGCCAATAATAAATGGTCGTGGGGTTACATGATTGGTTTAGGCATTACGATCATTGGCTATTTCTTGACTAAATTGTAAAGGAGGTGAGAAGAAATGATTTTACCAGATAAGTATTATCAAGTCATTAAATGGACGGTTTTAACAGTTTTACCAGCTGCATCTGTTTTAGTAGCCACGTTAGGAAAAGCATATGGATGGAATGGAACAGATATGACAGTACTCACTATCAATGCAGTAGCAACATTTTTAGGCGTTATCACTGGTGTGTCGGCTTATAATTTGAAAAAATAGGAGGAAACAAATGAAAAAGAAAATTACTATTACTGCGATGAGCCTGTTAACGGCTCTTTTTTTATTGCCAATTAATGGTTTTGCTTATACGATCAATAATGAATTTAATTTGGGCGCAAATGAAGGTAGCTCACAAATAGCAAATAATCAGTACATTTTACTACATGAAACGGCTAATGAAACAGCAACAGGACGCAATGAAGCGCAGTATATGCAACGTTCATGGACTAGTGCTTACACTGCTTACATTGTGGGAGACGGCGGAATTGTTTATCAAGTCGGTCAACCTGGTTATGTACAGTACGGTGCTGGTTCGTATGCTAATGCTAACAGTCCCGTGCAGATTGAGTTACAACACACACATGATAAAGCAACGTTTGAGAAAAACTACAAGGCATACGTTGAATTAGCTAGAGATTCAGCAATGAAATATGGTATTCCATTAACATTAGACACTCCTTATAACCAACCAGGAATCAAATCACATTTATGGGTAACACAAAATATTTGGGGTGATCATACGGATCCTTACGGTTATCTTTCTGAAATGGGCGTAAGTAAAGAAAAATTAGCATATGATTTAGCTCATGGATTTACCGATGAAAATCCAACTACTTCAGATGATAAACCAGTCATTGATCCAACTAGAGCAGGTGCTGCAAATCCTACGCTGACAGATGGAACAAATTACGCCCACATTGATCAGTTTGGGGAAATCGAAAACGCAAACTTGCATGTGGCTGGATGGCACATTGCTAACTATAAATACGAGTATATTTTCATTATGGACTACAATACTGGGAAAGAATTAGCTCGAGTAAGAGCTGATGGAATTTATAGACCAGATGTAAACCAAGCTTATAATACTTCTGGAAATGTTGGTTATCATGTATCTTTCAATATGCGTAATTTTCCTAATAAGAAAGTCTATGTAATGATGCGGGCAACGAATGATCCAGAAGGGAACACTAAAGGCGGAGCACAAGATTTTCATGATAAACGCTGGTATTTAAATATTCCGCAACGATAAAAAATGGCCCCTCGTTGAGGGGCAGTACATATAATTAGGCTACATCTGCAATTTTAGTTATTGTTATAAAGACGGCTAAGATGTAAAATTAACATATATTTATAACAAATGATCGGAGAAGCGGCTGTTGGAAGAATTACATTTATTTTTTGATGATTCAGGCGTCTTGCATAGGAATGCACCTAATAGATTTTTTGTCTACGCTGGATACGCATTCATTGGCAAGGATAATAAAGAAATTGCAAAAAGAAAATATAAAAAAGTGGTTCAACGAATCCAAACCAAACGAGGTAACAGAGAAGAATTAAAAGCTTGTTATTTAGATAAAAGTGAAAAATACGAATTATACAGGGTTTTAAAAAACGAACATAGTATGGGATTAACAGTTGATATCAAAAGGGTACAGTCAAATATTTTAGATCATAAAAAATCAATACACAGATATAAAGATTATGTATTAAAAAGACTGGTCAAAGAAAAAATTAAGTTGCTGATAAATAGAGGATTATTGAATCCAGAGGACGACTTAAAGCTATGTATCTGTGTGGATGAGCAAGCCACTGCAAGTAATGGCTATTATAATTTTGAGGAATCAGTATATGAAGAACTAAAAAATGGTGTTCATAATTTTAATTATGGTGTATTTTATGAACCTATTTGGAAAGGTAAGTTAGAAATAAATGTGTCTTATTGCGATTCTAAACATAATTATTTGATACAAGCTAGTGATATATTGGCAAACAGATTATGGACATCGTTCAAGATTGATAACAGAGAAATGAGAAATATACCGGAACATTCTTGTATGAGGTTGCCTTAAAAAATAAGCTAAATTTTTTTAAGCATAACTATTGCATTTAGCAGATAGTTACTTTATGATTAACTTACAGGCGAATTAATTTCGCACTGCCGACACAAGGAATACGATAATAATTATTAAGCGTAATGTAAGTACGCCGTCCCTTGTGGGCCACCTCCAAAAGGTGGTTTTTTTATTTAATTTTAATCAGTATTGTATTTGTATTTTCGTTCTGCAATTAACTCTTCTAAATGCTTAAATATAGTTCTTTATATTAAATCGTGTTAGCCTTGTGTTACCATTACATTCGTGTTATACTAAACAAGTAATCTAATTTGAAACGTAATCTGAGCGATATATTCACACTATAAAAACTCCTTTTACAAAGTAATATTAATTGCAACAAAACACGTATTATATACGTATCAGGAGGAAATATATATGAATAACGGTACAGTAAAATGGTTTAACTCAGACAAAGGTTTTGGATTTATCACTGGAGAAGATGGAAATGACGTATTTGCACATTTCTCAGCGATCCAGGGAGAAGGCTTCAAGTCTTTAGATGAAGGCCAAGCAGTTACTTATGATATTGAAGAAGGTCAACGTGGCCCTCAAGCAGTAAATATTGTAAAATAATGTTGAACTTTAAACACCTCATTTGAGGTGTTTTTTTATTTTAAGCTAGATACCGTAATTATTGCTAGCAATTTAGAGTAGTTCGTTACTAATTAAGGAGCAAATAAAATTATTATAATATAAAAAATTAAGCAAATAATAGACTAAAAAATAACTATGTGAGATAATAAACATAGAAAAAAGCTTCAGATACTCCCTCACCCTAGAGTCTTTCCCCAAAAAGATAAGTATCTGAAGCTTTTTTCTTTTTATGACTTGGAAATAATAGCATAAAATAATATATTTTACAAAGAATAAGTACAATCTAGTTTTTTGCTATTAAATGTGTAATAATTAATGTGCCATCACAACAAAGAATGAAAACCATTATTATCTAGTCTATGTCCATTCTTTTTGTTTGCAGTAGTTGTGATGGCTTCTCGTACCTTTAGCTCAATTGGTTAGAGTAGACGGCTCATAACCGTCCGGTCGTAGGTTGAGTCCTACAGGGTACATATAGTAATTAAGTTAGTTCTGTGTTAAAATTATTTAGAAGAGTATTTATGTAAATAAAAGCTTTCTTCAGCCACCTTCGGGTGGTTATTTTTTTATACACAATCTTATGTCTATTTCCTTCATAAATTATGATGACATCTGTTCAGAGCTACTCGAAAGAATAGTTTTTTAGTATTGATTTTTTATAGGATGAGATTATAATAATAGTCGTAATAGCTGATGAATCAATTTCCCAATCTTTTTACGCATTTAAACAGCGAAGCGTCTTCGGACGCTTCTTTTTTGTACTACAATCAATATTTATATTTGGATTACCTCCAGATAGTTTCTTTGTATAAAAAAACGACTCATAATGAGTCGTTTAATAGATCAGAGTAATAAGTCATTGATTTCTTTAAATTCTTTATCAAGTTCTTTTTCATCATATTTTTCATATTTATCAGCTTCATGAAGAACTTTTTTCATTTCATGAATAGCCTTTCGTTCAACTAACCATTTTTTTAGGTTATGTTTTTTTTCTGGATTTTCAGATAACGTATCAAGTTCGTCTAACTCTTTATCCAGTTTATTGACAACAGAAACAATTTTGTTTACAACTTTTTCTTCTTTGTTTTCTAAATTTGACATTTATCTTCACGTCCTTTTTATTTGATAATTTAAGTATAGAACTTTGATATAGTTTATACAAATAAAAACGCTTCTTTGTGTATTCTGTGCTTTTCTTTTGGAATGAGGAAAACTTTGGAGTAATATGAACGTGGACAGAAAAATATTTAGGAGGAATAAACTATGTGTACGTCTATTACTTATGTAACAAGTGATCATTATTTTGGAAGGAATTTTGATTATGAAATATCTTACAATGAAGTAGTCACTATTACTCCAAGAAATTATAAGTTGAATTTTCGAAAGGTAAATGATTTGGATACTCATTATGCAATGATTGGTATTGCCGCTGGTATAGCTGACTACCCTCTTTATTACGATGCGACAAATGAAAAAGGATTGAGTATGGCTGGACTAAATTTTTCTGGGTATGCTGATTATAAAGAAATACAAGAAGGGAAAGACAATGTATCTCCTTTTGAATTTATTCCTTGGATTTTAGGACAATGCTCAACAGTAGGAGAAGCTAAAAAATTGTTAAAAAATATCAATTTAGCAAATATAAATTATAGTGACGAACTTCCTTTATCCCCTTTACATTGGCTATTAGCTGATAAAGAAAAATCAATTGTCATTGAAAGTATGAAAGATGGACTTCATATATATGATAACCCTGTGGGCGTTCTTACCAATAATCCTTCATTTGACTATCAATTATTTAATTTAAACAATTATCGTGTCTTATCGAGTGAAACTCCTAAAAATAATTTTTCAAATCAAATAAGTTTGAATGCCTATAGCCGCGGTATGGGAGGGATAGGCTTGCCTGGAGATTTATCCTCAGTATCTCGTTTTGTTAAAGCGACTTTTACGAAGCTGAATTCTGTATCTGGAGATACAGAGTCAGAAAGTATTAGTCAATTTTTCCATATCTTAGGTTCAGTAGAACAACAAAAAGGTTTGTGTGATGTTGGTGATGGAAAATATGAATATACAATTTATTCTTCTTGTTGCAATGTTGACAAAGGAATCTATTATTATCGAACATATGAAGACAGTCAAATTACTGCAATTGATATGAATAAAGAAGACTTAGATAGTCATAAGTTAATTAGTTATCCAATTATAGAAAAACAACAAATTAAATATATAAATTAGTTAATGTGTTGTGATTGATTATTTAATATAGATATAATACAAAAAGGCAAAGATATTTTCAAAACATTTTTTCTTGATGTGATATCCTTGTCTTTTTTGTAATGTTTTTAACTTATTGCTTTTGCAAAATTTATTTACCTGTTTTCTGGATCAACGATAGTGTATATTATGCTATCCTTGTTTGGATTTTAGGACGTTTAAAGAGGCACTTTTTTACATAACTTAATCCATAGACATAGACCTTTTAAGCATGCTGTGAGATAATAATAAAGAAGAGTTTAAAGCGCACCCCAAACCACTTCCCCATAAGTGTATTACGCTTTAAACTCTTTTATATTTGAATTCACTAAGAAGCATACCATATATTTGAATTTACTAAGAAGCATACCATATATTTGAATTCACTAAGAAGCATACCATATTTTTGAAAAAAAGTGAGAAAAAAGGCTTATAATTAGGATTTAGAGTAATTAATTAGATGTTTATTTTATAGGACTGATACTATAAAATATAGATATCATCATATTACACAATCTTAATACTAACTTAAAAAATATCTCCTTTCATAAGTATGGTGATAAAATCCGTTCCGGGCTACCTTTTTAGGTAGCCTACTTTAATCTTTATACCTTTCTGGATCAACGAAAGTATACTTTATATAGTCATAACGCCGATGATCGCTTCGTGCGTCTGGCACGTCAGTCACGACATCAAACAAAAAATATACGTCTTTCTTCATTCTCGTTTTCGCAGCAGGGATTTTAAAGTAGTTCTTATTAGA